TCAGGGAGCGATCGACAGCGCGCTCATCCGATACCCGATCTCTGCCCGCAGGCGCTCGATCGTGTCCAGGCGCTGGCGCTTCTCCTCGCCGCTCATGCTCGGATCAGCCGTGATCGCCTTGGAACGCTGGTTGAGGGCGGCCAGCCGCTCGCTGGCGTTGTTGAAAGCGGCGCGGTGCTGGAGCTTCGGCGCCTCGTCGCGCATGATCTCCTGGGCCTTCTCCAGGTCGCCCCGCTTGAGCGCGTCCCGATAGGAGGCGTAGGCCTGCTCCACCTGCTTGGCCTGCTCGTACATCTGCGTGACGTAGCGGCTGCTGCCCGACGGCAGGCTCTCGGCGAAGTTGCCCACCACGAACATGTCCTTCAGGCGCATGTCCGGCCGCTCCCCGCGGTCGAGCGCCGGTCGTGCGATCGCATCCGCGGCGGCCACCGCGGTGGTGCCGGCCCAGGAGAAGTACCCGCGCAGCAGATAGTCCACCTGCTTCGGCGACAGGTCGGCCCATTCGCCCTTGAGCAGCCGGGCTGGGTCGGGCAGCCCCCAGGAGCCCAACATGCGGGCCACCTCTGAGGTGCGCTCGTCGTAGCGGTCCTGGGAGCGCAGGCGCTGGTCCGCCTGGCTCTCGATCGCGCGTCCAGTGAAGCTGTCCTTGTTGGAATAGATGTCGATCAGGGGCTTGAACGCCTGCGGCATCGGGTCGAAGGAGAAGGTCTGCGACACCATGTGCGCCAGCCGCTGCCGGAAGCGAGCGCCCGTCATCTCGTCGGACATCATCAGCTCCGCGGTGCGCTCGGCCAGCGTACCGATGGCGCCCACCTCGAAGGGCTTGGGGATGCGGTAGGCCGTGCCGCCGATCTTGAACCACCAGTAGCTGTCCCGGTCCCAGTCCTCGCGCTTCTTCCAGTCGTCGTCATCGCTGTAGGCCGCCATCAGGCCCAGGCTGGCAAGCGACACGGCGCCGGCCACCATGGCGAAGCGACGCGGGTTGTCGTGCGCGGCGCGGCCCAGCTTGTACAGCCCCTGAAGGCGGGCGTTCAGGAACGGTACGGACTGGGTGAGGAAGCGCACCACGGCGTGGTTCCCGGACATGCTGAAATCCATCAGGTCGCGGGCCATGAAGGAGGCTTCGGCGTGGCTGTGCCCTTTCGCCACCAGCCGGTCGTAGAGCGCGGCGCGGTTGACGTTCTCGGCCCGGTCGCCCAACTCGCTGTAGGCATGCCAGACGGTGGACAGTTGTCCGGTCAGCTTCTTCCAGCCCTGCTGGTCCAGCACCACGCCGCCCAGCTTGGCCACCTGGTCGCGCAGACGGTCGGTGTTCTCCTGCGTGCCGAACTTGATGATGCCGCCCGAGGCCAGCATCGAGGCGTAGGTCTGGCTGTCGCGGGCCGTGAGCTTCCAGCCCCGCGCCACGTTGGAGGCCGGGTTGTAGCCCAGCTCCGATTGCGCGATGGCGGACAGGCTGTCCCGGATCAGGTTGCGGATCTTGAACGTCGGGTTCACCGTCACGCCGAAGGTCAGCACCTGCTTCATCTTGGCCAAGGGTTTCATGAGCGGGCTCGCGGTGTAGTTGAGCGCGCTCACTGCCTCCAGCAGGTAAGGATCTTCGACGGCCCAGTGCTGGGCCTCGCCATTGCGCATCACCTTCACCGCCCCCTTCGTGCCCTCCTGCACCGGGTAGGCCACGCCCAGTTTCTCCGCGGCGTCCATCGTGGCGAGCGCGGCGCGGTTGCGCGCGGCGGCAGCGTAGAGGTGGCTCCAGTTCAGCAGCGTGTTCTGCAGCAGGTCGGCATTCAGCTTCTCGGTCCCGCCCTTGAGCTTCTGCCAGGCCTTCTGGTTCACCAGCCCTGAGCTGAAGCGGCGGCCCTGCATCTCGCCGTCGGCCATGAGCCGATAGAACGGCACGTAGGGCTGGTCCCGGAACAGGTCGTAGGCTCCCTGGTCGATCAGGCCCGAGTCCAGAGCCATTTTCAGCACGCTCTCATTGAAGCTGTTGAAGTCTGCCATGGCCTTCGCGTACACCGGGGCACGGTTGGTGCCGTCAGCCATGGTGCCGGCGTTGAGCGTCTTGAGCACCCCGATGTCGTCCACGCTCATCAGGTTCTCTTTGCCCTCGGCCTTCAGGCGTTCGGCCCGCTGCGCGGCCACCCACCACAGGAAACGGTCCTGCTCGCCCTTCAGGCTGGCCAGCACGTTGGCGAAGCCGCCCTCTTTCACGTCCACGTCGGGCACGCCGTCGCGCAGGAACGGCCGGCCGTAGAGCATGGCCGCTTCCATGGTGCCGTCGGCGCCCTTGGACATGCGGGCCAGCATGTACGCCTCCTGGCTCACGTCCTGGATGGGTGCGAACTGGTCCACCAGCGCCTGCTTGGCGCGCACCGCGAAGTTCTGCCGCAGGGCTTCGGCCCGCTGCTTCAGCGTGGGGACCGTCGCCGTGCCGGCCACCTTCTTCCACACCTTCTCCTGCACCGCCGTCATCTCGCCCATGCTCGACTCCACCGCCGCGGCGGGCGTGGTGCGGTAGCGTGAGATGTCCGGGCCCGCGGTGGCGACGCCACTCAGCGGAGCGCTGCCGGCGTTGTCGATGGCCTTCATGACGAAGCTCTCGGCCTCGTTGTAGGTCATCTTGCGGATGGCCGCGCCCAGGCGCTCCATGCCCATGCGGTCAGCCACGCTCGCCAGCCAGTTCGCCAGGGTGCGCAACCGCAGGCCCATGCGCGTGCCCGCCTGCTTCTGGGCGCGCAGCTCTTGAGCCACCACGGCCAAGCCCTCCTCCACAGCCAGGGCCTCGTACTGCGCCTGCAGCTCGCTGCCTCGGTAGCCCTGCTCGCGAAGGACTTGCAACTGCTGCGGCGCGTCCGAGGCTTCCTGCTTCCAGCGGTTGGCGTACTCCTGCACGCGCGCGTCCCGCTTTGCCAGGTCCAGCATGCTCTGGACATAATCGGCCCCGGGCAGCACGTTTCGCAGCCCCAGGTGGAACATCTCATGGAAAAGCGTCTCAGCGACAGCGCCGGCACTCCTGTGGCTGCCGGCAACGATGACGATTCGGCGTTCTTTTACGCGCGTCACACCCATTACACCGTCCGGCGCCCCGACCCCAAGCTCAGCGCTCCGAGCCACGACATCAACTGGTGGCGGGTTTCGGAGCCTGGCAAGGGCATCCTGCACCGCCTGTTGGGCTTCTTCAAGCGATAGGCCCCGGCCTGGCCCGGGCTCGCCCGTGCTGTAGAGCGACACACTGCCGTCGCCCTCCTGCCGCTTCTCCACCGCCTGGAAGAACGCATCGAACGCGCCGCGGATCTGCGGCATCTCGCCCGCCGTGGGGTACGGGTAGGCGCCCTCGAGCGCGAACACGCCCGCCGGCACGATGTTCGCCAGGTAGTCATTCCCCGCGCTCTGGTCCTGCAGCTTCGCGACCACGTAGCTCTCGAACGCCCGGGCCGACATCTCGGGCTTCGTCGTCCAGTATTCCTTCGTGCGGCGGTCATCCAGCTTCTTGCTGCGCTCGAGCATGCCGGTGCGGTTGATGGCCGAGCGCACCTCGCGGAAGGCGGCCCGCATCTCCTCGCGCACGCCCTGCCCTTGCCGCTCCTCCGCGGTCATGTAGCCGGCGCCGTCGCCGCGCTGGCGGGAGAAATAGTTGTCCAGCGCGTGCCACCATTCGTGGGCCAGGCTGCCGGCGCCCTCGCGCTTGGTCAGGTTGATCACCACGCTGCCCGGCTCGTAGTGCGCCGCGGCGGCGTTCTGCCCGCCGGAGCCCCGCGCGCCGAAGGCCAGGCCCAGGCGGCCACCCAGTGACAGCGCACGGGGTGGCACGTTCAGCACACCGGCCAGATCCATCAGCGCGTCATAGGCGCGGTTCAGATCCTGCTGGCGCCGCGGCCCCTCCACGTAGTTGCCGAACTGCACGCCGCGGAAACCGAAAGCCTCCTGGAACTGCTCGGGAGTGGCATCGCCGCCCTTGCGGTAGTCCTGCCCGATCCGCGGCGCGTTCTGGCTGTTGCGCACGGGCGGCACGTCCTTGTACCGCTGCAGCAGGTTCTCCAACTCCGTCTGGTTGTCGGCCAGGTAGGCGCGTGCCGCCTTTACGTCGGGGAAGCCGGTTTTCAGCTCCGCCACGTTGCGGCCGATCTTCTTGCCGATGAAGAACTCCCGTGCGCCGCCGGCCCGCTTGGAGTAGATCTCGAAGGATGCGCCGCGGGCGGGCGCGCTCTGCTCGGCCAGCAGCTCGGCGGATCGGCGCTTGAACGCCTCGATCGCGGCCTCCCGCGTGTCACCCTTCGCCAGCTCACGGGGCCAGTTGCCGAAGCTCGAGGCCTTGGCTGCGCGCGAGACCGTCCAGATGGTGCGCGGCGGGTCGTAGGCCACGCCCTCATACATCGAGTACCGCCCGGCATCCAGCTTGATGTCCTTCAGGGAACGCTCATGGCCCATGGCCTCATAGAGCGCGGCCTGATTGGCGATGCCGCGGGGGATGCTGTCCCGGTGGAGTTCGGCCCGCACCGCGGCGGGATCATTGCGGCCGGAGAGCAGATCGTCGGCGAAGCCGCGCAGCATGGTGACGCGATCCGACCAGCCGCGCAGCTTCCACGTGGATTGGGGTTTGGTGGGCACCGCATCGCGCAGCGCCCGGGCGAGCGCCACAGTATCGGGCGCGGAGCCACCTTCCAATAGCTTGGCGTAGTCGGGCTCCGGCCAGGTCTTGGAGAGCGGATGCGCCTTCACGTCCAGCTCCTTTGCCTTGGCCATGCCGTCAGCGTAGGCCTCGGCGTAGAGCATCTTGCGCGCACCGGGCAGGGTCTCGCCGAAGTCTTCGATGCGCGCGGCCTGCTGGGCGGCACCGGCGGCTTCAGGAAAACCTACAGATCGTCGGTTTTGAGCAGTGGACGCATCCGCCGGACGCACTGGGCGTGAGCGATCCTGCTGCTGCGCGCGCGGCTGACGGGCGTTGAACTGGTCCGCCGCACTGGACTCATCGGCGCCGGCCGCGACTGTTTCGGCAGCATCTCTGACGATGGGCGACCTGGTGCTGCTCGTGCCACGTTGCGCTGCTCCTCCGTCGGCCGGCAATGAGGTGGGGCGTTCCGCCGTGTTCTCTGCGGGCTCCGCTTGCAACCGGAAATTTTCCGGTTGCACGGGTGTGGTGTCCTGCGCTTGGAGAGCGCGGGCGGCATCGGCCGCATCCACGGTGGCCACCATCCGCTGTAGGTCCATGCCGCGCACGTCCAGGTCCAGGGAGCGGGCCACGCGCGCCGCCTGCAGGGCGTTGGTGCGCCAGTTCGGCGCCCTGGTGGTTTCTGCCAACGGGCTGCCGGTCGGCTCGGCATCACGGGCACGCAGCACGTACCCGAGCGAGGCGTCGCCGCTGGCCGGCACCACCTCATGGGTGCCCGTCAACTCGCGGCGCCGCAGCTCGCGCTGTGCGGCCTGCTGCGAGGGAAAGGGGGCACCGCTCGCGCTCGCCACGGTATCGGGCATGGGCGCAGGTTCGTTGGCCCGGTTCACCACCTCGGCGCGGCGCTCCTGCCGCACACCATCCTCCCCGGCCACCATGCGGCCCGTGGGCGCGTTGTCGTAGGTCAGGGCCGGCGCGGCCTGCTCTGCCGGCAGCGGGCGCACGGGCGTGATGTTGCTCATGCCCAGCTCGGCGCGGCGCTGGCGCTCGGCCTCCAGCGCTTGGCGCTCTGCCTGGGCAGCGTTGTTGCGCGCCACCGCCTCGGCCCGCGTTTCGGGGCGGACGCCTTCGGGCCCGGCCACCATGCGGCCGGTAGGGCCCGGGTCGAACGACAGGGCGCCCGCCTCCGCGGTGGCCGGCACCTGGTTGCGCTCTTGCGGGCTCAGGCGCAGTGTGGGCTGCACGTCGAAGCCCCGGCCGCTCGGATGGGGCACCACCGATACCGCGATTCCATCCTGTGCGGCGCGCTGGCGCAGCGCATGGGCCTCGTTCAGCCGCATCGACTCGCCGGGCGTGCGGCCGTCCGCCACCGCCAGGGCTGCAATGCGGGCCTCTACCGGATCGACCGCGCGGGCCTCGGTGGTGAAGTCGATGCCGTTTCCATAGTTCGGCGCCGAGCGTGGTTGCAGGCTCACACGGGCATCGGGTTGAGCGCGCCGGGCGCGCTGGTATGCAGCCGGGGCGAAGTTCGCATGCAGTGCGTTTTCCGCCTCCGACCGAACCGACAGGGGCAGCGTCTGGTCCTGGGCGGTGGCCAGTGCCTGACGGAACGCGGGTTGCGCCTCGGGCCGCACCATGGTGTCGATGAAGCCGGCATAGCTCGCCACGTCGGGAAGGTCGGCCGGCTGGGGCTCGAAGGTGCGAACCACGCGGCCCGGCTCGATGTTGGCCAGCGTCTCCTGGTCGGTGGGCGTGGCCGCAGGAATGAGCGCCCGGGCTTCGGATTCGCGCATCGCCCGCACACCTGCGGGGAGGTCCGCCCGCTCCAGGTCTGCGAGGGTCATGCGTGCCGCGCGCTGCTGCTCGGGCGCCAGTTGATCGAGGGCGGCCCCCAGTTGCTGGCGCACATCCGGGGCTGCAGGCGGTGCGGGCTGGGTCACAGGGGTAAGCCCCAGGTCGCCGGCCATCACTGCCGCCTTTGACATCGGGCCGTCCGCCGGGTTGATGGCGGGTGGTGCTGCTGGTGCTGGAGCCTCGGCAGGGTCGGCAGCCGGCGCCGCGGCCTGCGAACGCTGGAACTGCTCCGGGTTGAATGCCTGGTGCAGGGCATCCGCCGCCGCCTTGCGTTCCTCGGGCGGGCGCTGCTCGTCCAGGGCGCGGGCCAGAGTGTCGCGGTACTGCTGCTGGTTCTCGGGCTTCACCATCTGGTCAATCAGCCCGCCGTACTCGGCGACATCGGGCAGTGTGGCCGCAGCCGGTTGCGCGGCAGGCTCCTGCCCGTCAGCGAGATTTGCGCTTCGCTCAGAGATAGTCGCAGATCCATCCGCAGGCGCTTCGGTAGCACCCTGCTGCTCGGCGACCTTCTGCTGGCTGCGGGCCCGTGCGCCGTCCACCACTCCAGCGCCGGCACCCATGACGCCGCCACCGATGGCACCCATCGCCGCGGACAGGGCCGTGTCTTCCAGGTTCTCCCCGGTGGTGGGATTCTTGAACGCGCCCCACTGCTCGATCACGTTCTGGGCGCCTTCGGTCGCGCCCTCCTTCAGCACGCCTTTCCCTACTTCCTTCAGGATGGTGCTGGGCTTGCCCGGAACGCCCTTGAGCACGTCCAGCGCCTTGCCCATCCCCACGCGCTCGAGCGCCGTTGCGGGGATGGCAGCGGCCAGGGCGCGGGCCTTGTCCTCCTGCCCGGATGCCTGCTGCTCCTGGCGGATGCCGCCGTATTCCTGCGTGAAGATCGGCGCCAGTCCGCCGACCGCACCGCCTATGGCGGCGCCTGCCGGCCCGAACACCCGCCCCGCCCGTGCACCAGCCGCCCCACCTGCTGCTGCCGCTGCAATCTGCGGGGCGAACTGGCCGACCGATTCCTTCACGGCAAGCCACGGGCTGTTCACCAAGTCGCGCAGGCTGCGGATGCCAGCCGGGTTGCGGTCGATGATCCCCTGCCCCGCTTCCTTCACGGTCCGAGTCGCAGCGTTGGGCCCGATCACGTCCTCGGCGGTGGTGGCCGCCGTGGTGAGCATCTGGCCGCCGGTTCGCTTGATCGTCGGGATGAAGCCTGGAGCGGCGGGCCCGGCAGCCGGAGTAGGCGTGGGCGACAGGCCGAACGCGTCCTCGTAGGAGAATCCGCCACTGTCGGCCGAAGGTTGCGAAGCGGAGGGCGAAGCACCGAAGGCTTCGTCATAGGAGAAGGTGCCATTTTCCATCTGGCAACTGTCCACCTACAGCGGTGGCAGGTCTAACCCCAGCAGGGGGGGCGCAGACATCAGGTTGGCAGGCTTGGCACGGAGCCCAGAAATAACAAAGCCCGCCGAAGCGGGCTCTATGGCAGAGGCAGTGCGCCTTGATCTCACTCGTCTTCAGATTGATTGTTGCGCTTCCGGCTTTGCACTACAGCCTTGGTGCCGTAGCCACCCAGGAAGAACGCTATGTATTTCACTATCTCGACGACGAAAGCCTCTTTGTCCAGCAGCAAGGCCGTCATGACCGCCACAGCCGCAAGCAAGGCGATCAAACCCCAAAAGATGTAGCGCCACGCAATGGCGCGCCGCATCACTTCTTTGTGTTCAGTGTTGGCCTTGGAGTTGTACTCCATCGATTTCAGAGCGAGTTCCTTGTTCTGGGCTGTCTCGCTCTCAGTGATGTCAAGCTGGCGGCTGTCCAGCTCCAATCGCTTCTCTTGGATGTCGAGCATGCGATTCATGATCGCCATCGGTGGGTAGCCGTTTTGAGCAGTGTGCTCATCCCCAGGCTTCGGGGTAGGAGCCGACAAGTTCGGATCGCTCATGCAGGCTTCAACACAGGCACTTTGTACTGAACCTCGAAACGTCCAAAGTCCTTGCTGCCCAGCTTGGGCGGCACGAACCGTGACCTAGCAATGTTCAAGCGATCGGAATCGACAAGAACCAAAAACTCCTCAGCCGACATGCGTTCTACTCGCCGCGGCACGAGAACTGGTGTAGGGGAAGTATTGGCTTTCATGCTGTAAATAATAGCACTCTGGTGTAGTTCAGGGGACTCTAGGGGACTATAGGGGAACCCACGGGGTATTAAGGGGAATCATAGGGACCGAAGGTGCCCAAAAGGCCTTTGTTTCGGGGCGCGGCAAATGTGTTCGTGGCGCCCATCGGGCCCGACCATGTTTGAGAGGGTGTTGCTCTCCTGATACATTTGGACCATGCGCCGCTCGTTAGCAACCCTGCTCCTACTCTGCGCCCCTACTGCCTGGGCCGGCGACTATGCCACGTGCATCCTGGACAAGGCGCCGGGCGTGGCGAACGAGGCAGCCGCCGCCGCGGTGCACCAGATGTGCCTTGAGGAAAATCCGGGCGGACTGCAGGCAGTCGCCCAGGGCTCTGGCCGCGGGCTGTTCGGCTTCAAGTCCGGCGCCGAGTGCACTGCCAAGAAGGCCAGCGACACACGCAGCGCCAGAGCTGGCTTGCTCATCAGCGGGGCTTGCCGGCGCTTGTACGACAGCCCAACCTTCTCCTATGAAGACGCGTTCGGGCTCCCGGCCAAGAACTGACCTGGCTACTGCGCCCTGAACTGGGTGCCATCCCACACCGCAGGGCCTCGGGCCGTCTGGTACACCTGCCCCTTCACCAAAGCATCCTTGGCAGGCGGCGTGGCTTTTCCAGAGTCCATCCGGCGCATCTCCCCCGTACGTTCGTTGACCGCGCCCAAGATGCTCTCGGTCTTGTTGCCCATGGCATCGGTCCCGCCCTGCAGCGCCACAGCCTTCCACTGGTCGTCATGCGCCTTGCCAGCCAGGGCAAGGAGGCGATCACGCGCCGAGATGCGCTGCGCTGGAGTGCTGGCCTGCTCGTAGGCCACCTGCGCGTTCTCCATGCGTTGAGCCGCCCGGTTCTGGAAGCCGGCGGCATTCTGTTCGATGGCGAGCCGGCCGGCGGCGATCCGGTTGGCGTCGTCGGCGCGCTGGGCCGACAGGTTGGCGCGGGCGTTCTCACCGATCTGCAGCAGTCGCGCCCGTGCCGATAGGCCGCGCTGACGCTGGCCTTCCTGCTCCAGGCCGGGCTGGGCCTGCCGCTGGGCGATGTCGTTGGAGAGCACGGCGCGGTATTCCTGCATAGCCACGCTGTTGTCGGCGTTCTTGCCAGCCCACCGTGGGTTGTTCGTGATGCTGCTCGCCGCGGTGCGCGCGTTCTCCAGCTCCTTTCTCGCGGCCCAGTCGTTGCCGCTATGGCGGGTTACAGGGGTGGCCTGCTCCTGTGCCGGCGCGTCGTTGCCGATCGCCAGCAGACGGGCCCGGACGTTGTCCATGGATGCCGAAGCCAGGTTGTCGGCCGCGGCCATGTTCTGCACCGACTGCATGCCACGCGGCACCGCGCCGGCCTCGGCCGCCTCCGGCGTGGAGGCGTAGCTGTTCCCTGAGCGGTACACGCCGGGCACGGAGGTATTGCCTGCGAGAGGGCTCGCGGCCGCCCCGGCCAGCGGCGCCTGCGTTCCGGCGGCCAAGCGCTGGTCAGTCGGGTTCTCCGGGACTGTGGTGGTTGGTGCCGCCGGGCGCGGCGCAGCGGCTGACGGTGACGCTGTGGCCCCGCGCTCCTGCCCAATCGGCGTAGCGTCGCCGGTCACGAAAGTCTTCAGCGCCTGAGCGGCTGGATCAATGGCGCGCGCGGCCGAGCTCATCACGTCGTCCGCCAGCCCGATGAGCGGCTTGCCGGCCACGCGAGCCGACTGGCCCAGGGCGGCGCCAAAGCCCCCCTCGCGGTAGGCTGTGCGGGCGTCGTCCATGGCGCCCTGTACAGCCCGGGTGGTGTTGGGGAATGCTTCGGTTGCGATGCCCGCCGCAGTGCGCGCGGCGCCGGCCGGGCTGGCTTGCGGATAGATGTTGGGGGGCGGCCCCGGCTGGCTGCGCTCCTCGCCCACCACCCCACCGTCGGCATAGCCCGGCCGACTGAAAGCGGTATGCACGCCGAGCTGCGTCACACCCGGATTGGTCGTGGCCGCAGCAGCATCGCCGAAGCTGTTGCGTGCCGTTGCAGGTTGCGGAGCTGCTGGGCGCCCCAGTTCGACCACACCGCGAGACCCGATAGAAGCGCCGAGCCCGGCAAGTTTGGCGGTGTTGCCTGCCGCGTAGGGATTCGCGCCGTTGGTCGTACTCCGCGGATCGTTGAAAGCGTTCATGCGCCCGCCACCCGGGGGCGTCATGGAACTGAGCTGAGCCTGAGCGGCATCACGTTCGCGGCTCGGCTTGATGGAGCTGGCAGTCACCTCCAGGCTGCGCTGCGCGTTGCGTTCCGCCCAGCCTTGCGGCGCAGCCTGCTGACCTACTGCGGGCGTGCCAGCGGCGGCAGACTGGGTGGTGGCGGCTGCAGCGGTAGGAGCGCCGGGCTGGGGAGCTGCGGGTGCCGCGGCGTTGGCCGAGCTCGCGGGTTCGGGAGCGGGGACCGCAGGGGCGGCCGGCGCGGGCGCCGCAGAAGGGACACTGGACACAGTGCCGCCGGCCGACGCGCCGTTGATCGAAATATTGCCCCCCACGTTGCCGCCGCTGTAGCTGTTGCCCTCGCGCGTGACCTCGTTGACCATGCCCCCATCGGCCAGCCGCAAGAGACGGTCCCTGGCGCTCAGTCGCGGCGCGGCGCCGGCTGGCTTGTGGGTCGCATTCTTCATCTGGTCGAGCGCCCGCACGCCGATGGCGTGGACTTGCTCCGGCGACAGCTTGTACTCGCCATTGCTCAGGCGCACGGGGATGCGTTTCCCGCCCTCGTCTTCCGGCATGAGGTTGCGGGCCACGTCTCTGAGGGTGCGCGGGCCGACCTTCTCGGTGGTGTCCGCGGGCACGATGTAGCTACCGGGCCGCACCTCGTCCAGCACTTCATCGGACGTGCCGGTGCCGGGACCACGCACGGGCCCACCGTCACGGTACTTGGGGAGGTTCGCCAGGGCCAACAGGCGGCGGCGGGCGTTGGACATGCCGGTGTTCATGGGTAGCCTTTCAGGTCAACTGAGATAAGTTTTCATCGGGAGCTTCCGCAATGGAAACCCCGCAGGGGTGGATAGACTGGTGCTCCCAACCACTGGAGTAGCCGACATGCACGCGAGCAACCCACCGAATCCCAACTGGCCCAGCAAGAACCCAGGCAATCCATCCGGGCCGGGCCGCGGGAACAACCCACCGAAGAAGTAGGCCCCTGCCCTTCACCACGCGCAGTGCACGATCGGCGGCTGCCGGTCGGCCTGCTTACGCTGCACGTTGGCATCGGGCCGCTCTCCAAAGGCCTGCTCGAACAGCGTCAGCGACTGGGCGGCCTTGCTGGCGTCGAAAGAATCGGCGTCCTGCTTCATGTAGGCCCGGTGGTACATCCAGTCCAGCAGCCGCGCGTGGTAGCGGGCGGGAATCTCCGGCGCCTCATTCGAACGGTCGGCGGATAGCGGCTTGAGCGGTCCGCGGTAGACCGTCAGGCCGACAGTGCCCGAAGCTGCGGGAATGGAGACGAGTTGCAGATGAGGCGCTGCACCGCCGATGGCCTGCTCGAACAGGAACCGACGAGGCGTTCCCACGCGGGTCTCCCAGCGTGAGGATTCGTCGTCCAGATCCTCCACGCTGGTTTCGTGGACCAGCGCGCCATTCAGGGTAGCGCGCTTGATAAGCAGAACGCTGGGATGCAGGGCGTAGCGCGCTTGGCCGGCGATCACTGCCAGGGCGCACACCGCGGGCGTGTTCCGATCCTCGATCAGCTTCGCGCGCTCGCATGCCTCTTGCACCGCCTCATTGAGGTAGCGGACGACGACATCATCCGACCAGAAGTGCGGCGCATGGCAGTCGTCCACCGTTTCGCGGAACCGGCTGATGATGTCGCTGACTTGCATGGTGACTTACTTCTGAGGCACCACGGCCAGGAAGGCGGCATCGGCCTCCTCGCGCGTCACCGCGAAGCCGGCGCGGGCCTTCACCTTGGACAGGTTGGGCTTGCCGTCTGCCGTGAAGTCGTCGGCATCGCTGCCGTCCAGCATGACCTTGATCACAGCGGCGATGGCGGCTTGGCGGTCCACGGCGGGCACCAGCACGGCGGCAGCCGGACCTTCATCGGAGGCGATGGCACCGCGCGCGCTGGCCTCCTTGTGGAACATGGGGGGCAGCTCCACGCCCTCGGGGGTGATGAGGGCCGTGTGGCCCGTCAGCAGGCCCACGTGGATCGGTTCTTCGGAAGGGGAACGGAATTTCATGATGGCGTCCTTCAAGAAAGTCCCCGACGGCACGGGCCGCCGGGGGAAGCGGCCATTGCTGGCCGGACCACGAATCAGCCCTGGCTGAAGGCAGCGCGGCCTTCAACGTAGTAGTGGATGCAGACGCGGGCAGAGCCGGCCGTCGCAGCCGTTCCAGTCTGCGCCACGAGGGCATTCAGCGTTGTGGCCGTCAGGTACTTGAGGCCCGTCACCGTCAGTGCAGTGCGGCCCGCCGTCTTCAGGTCGATCGCTGCCGCGGTGTAGCGGTCGTCGTCAGCGGCGTCGCCCAGCTTCAGCGTGGCGGTGGTGGCGCTGTTCCAGGCCGTGCCCACCACCACGTCGCCGCCCGTGATGATGGCGTTGGCGGGAAGGTCGAAGGCGGCCTCGGCGGTGCCGTAGACAGCGGGATCCGCGTAGCCCAGGGTGAGGTGCGCCACGATGAGTTCCTGGCGGCCGGAAATGCGTTTGATGGCCATTGGGAGGCTCCTTTCAACATCAGGGGGAGAGAGAGCCAGCGGCACACCGCGCGCCGCCGGCTGATGGATCACTGGATGTAGTGGTCCACGGCCACCACGCCGAAGTCCTCGGTGGACTTGTCGTAGATGGAGGGGAACTTCGGCTTCAGCATGCCGAGGATCTTGTCGATGTTCAGACCGACCTTGTTGTCATAGTCGAACAACTTTTCCACCCAGTTGCCGGGGCCCAGGTCGGCCATTGCCAGGGCCTGCGCACCGCACAGCAGCGAACGGGTGCCGTTGACGTTGCCGCCCGCGCCCCACTTGGCACCGGCCGCTGCCCCCTTGGTCGTGTACACCAGGTTGTGCTCGTGGAGCACGGCGCCGTCGACGGTCACGGTCGCACCGGTGAACCATGGCGAATCCATGCCGGCCTTGGCCGCCACCTGAACCACGGCGCGTTGGTAGTCGGGATCCTTCTTCAGCGCGGCCAGGGAGCCAGGAGCGAGGAACAGCACGTAGTAAGGCTTGCCGCCGGCCATCAGCGGCTTCACGCGGTGCTCCTTCGCATAAGCGATGAGGTCCACGATCATCGTGTACTTCGGCACGTAGGCCGTCGTGATGCTGCCAGTGTTGGAGAACTGCAGGCTGGTGCCGTCGAACATCAGCGAGCGCTTGGCCGTGGGCGCGCTCACATCCGCCGCGAACTCCAGGTTCGGCAGGTTGGAGTTCAACCGCTGAGAACCATCGTTGTTGAAGGCGTAGCTGATGCCAGAGAGCGTCAGGAAGGCTGCTTGGTCGCACCGGTTGGCGAGCCAGTAGGACAGCTTGTCGCGGCCTTCCTCGCGGAAGTTGATGACCGTGCGCTGCTCTGCCATCTTGCCCTTGCTGCGCACGCCATGGCTCAGCTGGTCGATGGTGATGATCTGGCTGTGCGAGTCCATCGCCTCTTCGTTGCCTTCGCGCTCGTCGTCGCCGGTCACGCCGTCACCGACCAGATCGGCCACGAGTTGGAAGATGCAGGCTTCGCCCTTCTCGGTCTTGGTCAGCTCAGTGATGCGCTGAATCACGTTGTTCGAGCCCTTGCCCATGAACCGGCTGATGAACATCTGGTCGCGCGCGGCGCTCCAGGTCTCACGGGCCCAGTTGAGTTTCTGTTGCGGAGTCAGCGCCGCGAAGTTGGTTTCTGCCATGTCAGGCTCCAAAAAGGTGGGTTTCTTTTCGGGACATCACGCCGCCCAACTGCGAGACATGGCTTGGGGTGCGGCCAAGGGCGCAGGGCCCTTTAACGCCTTGCCCAGGGCGAATGCACCCGTTGAATTTGCGCCGCCGAGGTGGGTGATTCCTCGGCGGTCGGATTGGCTCTCAGTCCCCGCGCGCCTTACGGCGTTCGGCTTCCGGGAGCGCCATGTACTCGTCGTCGCTCAGCGTCGACGTGTCCACGTTCGGTGGCGTGGCACGGTTGCCCATGCCGGCTGCCGTGTTCGCGGGCTGCATCAGGGAATGTGCAGCGCCACGTTCAATGGCTCTCTGAACCCGTATATCAACAGATTGGCCCCCACCTTGACCACCCCCAGCCGGGGGAGCGAACCGCGGGGCGATGCGCTGTGTTGCTTCGCGCAGAGCTTCTGCAAGGGGCACGCCCCGCTGCACCTTCATGAAGGCCGATGCTTCGATTAGATCCAGCGCCTCCTGGCCGTCCTCGGTGCCCAGCCACGGGTGCTGCACCAGCAGGTCGTCCACCGTCTGGATCGCAACCTGCTGAGACTGCTGGGACGCGGTGGTCTGCGCCATGCGGTTGAAGGCGGACATCTCGATGGCTTGGTTGATTTGCCGGCGAACCGCTGCTGCCGCCTTCGTGTCTCCTTCCATCAGCAGTTGGGCATACTGCTCTTCGGCCTCGTCCACGTCGAAGGCCGGCGATGCTGGGGCAGTTGGGGCTGCCGGAGCCTGCGCAACAGGAGCACGGCCCGCTGCCAGCTCAGCGAGTTGAGCACGCAGTCGTGCGTTGTCCGCTTCCATGGCCTGGGCCCGCTGCTCTGCCTCACGGCGCTGCTGCGTCACCTCGTTCAGGCGCGAGCGGGGAATGCCGGGACTGTTCTTGCCGTCCTCGGCTTGGCCGTCTTCGGACGAGGAGCCATCATCCGCGTCAGCCGCAACACGGGCCGGCGCCTGGACAGGCGGGCTCGCTTCGCCGTCGCCACGCAGTCGGCTGCGCTCGTCGGCCGGGAGGGCGTCGTACTCGTCGTCGGTGAGGGCGCTGTCGTTCTGGGTCGTCATAGCGTGGTTCTCCTTCAGGTTTGCAGGCCATCGGCGGCCTGGGTTTCAATGCCTCGATTCACCCCTCGCTCGGGGCTGGACGGCGTTAGGGGATCGGTGTTGCGCGGCATGTCCAGAGCGGGCAGCGCGCCGGCCGGCTGGGGCACGATGGGCGCCGCGTCGTGGTCCTTGTAGTTGGCAGAGCGCAGCAGGCTGTCCGCGAGCGGTGCCACGGCGGGGTTCTGGGCGATCACCTGGGCCGTCTGCGCGCCGCTGTACTGGGTCTTCACGGCGACATCCGTGGCTTGGGCGTCGGTTCTGCGTGTGCGGGCGTCTGTCTCGCGCGTCTGGGCCTGCAGGAGGTCGGCCTTGGCCTGCAGCGTCGGATCTGCCGGCGGCTGCCCGGCCTGCTGCATGGAGGCCAGGATCTCCTGCTTGTCGGCCAGGTTGCTGTAGCGCAGGACGGCGGGATCTGGGATCGCAATGCCGGCCTTGCGCATCTCCATGGCCTGCTGGAACTGGCTGTTCTGGAACGTGACCTGCATGGGCTGCTCGGTGATCACCACGTCGTAGGTGCCCACGGTGACGTCGTTCAGATAGCGCCCGGTCGCCGGGTCGAACTTGTTGATCTCGACCACCTTCTCCTGGGGCTTGCCCGTCATCGGGTCAGTCTCGGTGATGCGGAAGATGCGATAGCTGTCGTAGTACCGCTGAATCAGCTTGACCAGGCGCACGGCCAGCAGGTGGCGCGTGTAGTTCAGGTTGTCGAGCGGGACGGCGAGCTGCTGCTGCGCCGCGAACTGCCTCGACTGGATGGCCACGCCCGACACTTCGGGCCCCTGCTGCCCGCGCATGGCATCGGGCACGGTCACATCCTTCAGCGCCTTGTCGGCCCGGTCGATCAGCCGGTCCACGCCCGTAGGCACTTGGTTGGGCGGGATCTTCTGCGGCGGAGTGGATCCCTTCTTGTACTCAACCACCAACCCCGTCTGGCCGCCGCGAGCCTGGAGCTCGTCCAGGGTCATGTTCGTCAATGTGTTTTCCTCCACCGTCCAGCCACTGTTGGCCGCCGTATTGACGATGTGGATGTACTGGCTCATGGCCTTATTCAGGATCTCCTGCGGGCCGATGGCGTCATCCACCATGCCGCCTGTCTTGCCGCGGCGGAAGTACGCGAAGTACGGCACCACGGTGTAGTGCTCGTACGGGCTGTACGTGTCGTGGAGGGTGGCGGTGAAGGTGGTGACGGTCCACTTCACGCGCCGCTGCATGCGGCGGGCCCGCACCGCGCCATTCTGCAGAGCATCCAGGATCGATTCCTGCGCCATCACCTCCTCCACCTGCACGTCACCGGTGCGCGGCCAGACAATGCAGTCCGTGAGCTCGTACACGAACCGCTGCCGGTCGAGGATGCGGTAGCGCTCCAGGCCGTCTTCCTTCTTCGCGCACGCATCGAAGAAGTGGCCCATCCGGTCGCGCGAAGCGAATTTGCTGCGCTCCACTTCGTCGTCGATGTCTCCGAAGTCCTGGCCGGCGTCGTGCGACTCCTCGGCCGCCTTGCGCGCCTTCTTCCCATAGCGCTGCTCGATCTCGTCCAGGGTCAGCCACCGCGAGACGATCACATCGCCCCAGTCGTCCGGGTCATAGCTCTTCGCGTCGGGGTCCGGCACCACATCCATGGGGTCAAGCGTGGACACCTCGATCTCGCCCTGGATGTTCCGATTGAAGTCCATGCGCACGTCGTAGTAACCGCGTTGCTGGATCACGCCGTCGCTGAACATCTGCGTTTCGTGCCAGTGCAGATTGCAAAGGTCCGCCACCTGCATGACCACCTTGGACAGGATGGTGGCGGTGTCGAGGTCGCTGTCTCCGCCGCGGGGCTTCAGCGCGATGTCCAACCGGTTGTGGATCTGGTAGCCCACCGCGCTGTTCACGCTGGGCTTGATGCCGTTCAGCTCGTAGAACGGGCGTCGCTCCAGAGCAAGCTGGGCCCGTGCCGCCTCGGTCCACTGCCTACCGCCGCCCATGTACATATCCTCGCAGCGTGCGGCCTGCTGCAGATAGTCCAGGTGCCCGCGATCCTTCCCGTACTGGTAGCGCAGCCAGGTGGTACGTGCGGCCTCGTCCCCGGTGCTGATGACGGTGATGCTGTTCATGTTCATGCTGCTGATTGATCCCAAGAACGGGCGGAGCCCATGCCCAGGCGGTCCCGCCAGCTCTTGGCCGGCGTGGCGGTGGTGCTGGCGACGGGCGATGCGAAGGTGAGCAGGAGCGAATCGGCGCAATCGGGGCTGGGCAGGCCCCGGGCCTTCATGTCGTCCTTGCTCTCGATGACGATGCGCATGCGGCGGTCGTAGCCGTACTGCGGCCCAGTGAGGTCGGCTTCCATCTCAGGATCCGCCGGCAGGCAGCCCCCCTCTTCCAGCCAGGTCTTGCCCTGGTCCCAGAGCTCGGAGCGTTTGTTCCAGTAGCGGCCATCGTTGGTGGCCTTCTCGCCCACCTGCACTGCGAAGACCAGCTTGCCGAAGCCCATCTGGCGCAGACGGTCGATCACGCCCCAGCCCAGCCCGGTCGCGTCGATGAACACTGCATCCGGCTTGAACTCGTGGATCTCGATGGCCACCAGGTCGGCCAGCACCATCAGGTCGGGTTGACGCACCTTCTTCTGCGGCCAAACGTGGTTGCCCTGCCGGCGGGTGAACACGGACTGGTCATCCCCATGGCGAGCCACGTCCACGCCCAGCACCTTGGCGAAGTGCTGGTAGCCCTCGGCCTTGCGGCGCTGTGCTTTGGCCACGGTGTCCAGGCCGATGAACTGCAGGCTGCCGGCCCGTGGGAAGACGCCGCGCACCCGCACCCGCACAAAGTCGTGGTCTTCGCCGTAGTCGTCGATCCACTTCTGGATCTGGGCCTTGTTCGCCATCTTGGCCGTGCGGCTGTCCACCTGGCGCGTGATCCAGCGGTGCTTGAACTTGCCGAAGCACTGGGCGAAGCGGCCGGTGGTCTGCGTGGGGTTGCCGAAGGCCAGCCACATGGCGCCGGTCGTGGTCATGGCACCCTCCGTCACCTCCCAGATCTTGTCCGCGACGGCCGAGGCCTCGTCGAAGATCACCAGGACGTGCTTCTCATGGGTGCCGGCGAACGCCTCGCTGTTGTGCTCGGTCCATGGAATAGCCGCAGCGAACCAGACTTCCGGATAGAGGACATGGTGGAATTTCGTCGCTGACCAGGCGAACCAATGCTCATTGATGCTGAGCTTGTGCCACTTCGACAGCTCGCGCCATGTCTTCGTGGTGAGCTGGGTCTTGGTGTTGGCGGTCACCACCACCTGCGGGAAATCCCGCGTGCTCATGAACCACAGGATGATCCAGGCCACCAGGCCGGTCTTGCCAATGCCGTGGCCACTGGAGACCGCGATCTGTATAGCGGTCTGCACGTCGGCGCCGTGCTCCAGCGCTTGCCGAATCTCCCCCATTACCTCGCGCTGCCACTCGTCGGGCCCATCCTCGCTCGCCAGAGGCGTGCCGGCTTGTCCCCAAGGGAAGACGTAGCGCACGAACCCCTCGGGATCGTTGAAGAACCCACCGATGTCGTCCACCAGTTGCGCCTCGGCCTGCACCGGCCGCGCCAACCGAGCCCTACCGGTTGGCAACGCGGGCGCGGGCATGCAAGAGCCTCTCCAGAAAGTCCTTCTCGCCTCCGGCCCCAGCGTCCGGGTGCGCGTCAATGCCGAGAGCCTCGCGCTCCAGGGCCACCAGAATGCGCAGCGCCTCCGCCAGCGCCTTCATGGTCTTGGTGCGCTCCGGCAGGCTGATCACGGCCTGGTAGATGTCACCCAGCTTGTCCTGGCTCTTGTCATCAGGCCGGCGCAGCAACTCGCCCAGTTCGTGCAGTTCGGGGATCTGATCGGTCTGCTGCTCCAGTTCCGTGAGCAGCTTCATGCACAGGGTGCGAGCGCGTTTGATGTCCGACTTTTGAGCCAGGCGAGCATCACGTTGGATCGTGGCCTCAACCTCGATCTGCCGGCTCTCCGTCAGCCGTTGGTCGCTTCGTACCTGGGCTCGTACCTCAGCTTTTCGTACCAGGTCATCGGCCTTGGCGCGGACCTTGGCATTGAGGTCGCGGACCCAGCCGTCGCGCTTGGCGCGCTTGCGAATGGCACCTTCCGTGATACCGTGCTCAGTGGCAATTGCGGTGACGGCGCGAACTCCCATGCGGAAGTCGCGCTCGATGGCCTCCCAGTTTGGGAAGCCCTTTTCTATAGGGGGATGCTCTGCCGATGCCATGCCCCGGAGAGTGCCGGGGATGGTACGAAGTACGAAACCCTACGCGGGGGACATCACACGGACAAGATCCGAGTAAGTTCTTCCCGAATCAACGGCCGCCTAAGGCCCAGATGCTGCCTCATCGGCTCAAAGACCGCATACATCGCCGCATAACGGTGCAATGTGGGGTAATGGGAATTCAGATCTCTTCCCGCAAAACTCTGAAACCGTTTTAAGGGGCCGACAAGAAAGTAAGCGATGCTGAGATGCTCCGCTTCGTTATTTCCGTCGAAGCCCGGGAAGCTCGTAGGTCTTTGCACAGTGGCCTCAAGCTCTGTTCGGACTTCTGGCAACAGTGCTTTGACACCCTCCTCAACAAAGCTCCACATGTCTAGGTAATTGACGACATCGGTGACTTCCTTGGGGTCTTCTTCGACGCGCTCGCCGACAATACCTGGGAGCGCCCAAGTCAGCGCCCAGGTATTGTCGGTATGAATCGCTTCGGAGATCAGCTTCGCAGTTTCTGATTCAATGTCCAGCCGCTCGTGCAGAGAAGCGAGCATGGACAAAATGAGCCTCTCGGGACTAGACAGCTTCATGTTTGCTCCAAGTTATGAATTCGCACATGCTTTCTCCAACCGGCGCTCGATCTCCGGAACAAGCTCAGTAAGCTTTGCCACCACCGAAGTTCCATGGTGCTGCACCTGTTTACGGATGTGTGGCGCCATGAATCTATCCGCCCTGAAAATATCCACATAGGGCGCGTACATCGCATGCCTGGCATCGGGAAACTGGCTATCACTCGGCAAATCACGACGAGAGCCACCGACGTTATCCCATAACGAGGACATCATGGAGCGCAGGGCGGCATCTATGCCGGGGCAATACTGTGCGACATCTTTCGAGTTGACGGCTGCATTGAGCTGTACATCGCATTGCCTGGCAACCCCATGCACGACTCCCAGGACTTGCTCGCTCACTCTGCGTTCCCAGTCCCGCTTGGTGCTCATAGGTAGCTCCTGCCAACGACTCGTAGCTGGCCCAGTGTCTCCAATTGAACTTTTCAGTTGCTCGGTGAGATCCACTAATTGGCGCATCTGAGCACCTAGTTTTTTGCCTGGCTGACGGACAAGATCTACCAAGGGCACTGCAAGCTCTGGATTCTCAGAAAACCACAGCATGAGCCGAAACGGGTCTCTCAACGACGCCTTCATAGCTTCCGAGGCTTCGTCTTGAGTCGCTTCACCCAAGGCGTAGCACCTGAATACGTCTGCGTGCGCTCGGTCCATTGGCCACTTAGCCAGAATCGCATCCACATAATTCTGCCCCGCGGCAGAGTAGATCGCATCACGAACCTCTGGCCGCAGACCACCCTTCTTAAATAGCTTGCGCTCTGCCTCACGGCGTTGGGGCCTGGTCATTGCCTGAAACATGGGATCCGAATGAAAGCACTGTCTTAACGATTCAGACAACGGAGTAGGCTCATCGAATTCGAACGAGGGAAACCAGTCCTGAGTTTCAGCCACAACCGCAGCAGACAGGAGCGAAAGACTAGCAAGCGCTCGCGCCTCAAGTTCCAAAAGTTGAAAGGGATACACCAACGCGTTACGTCGGCATAACTGAGTGAGCAAATCACCTCGCTCTATCGCGTACTGCACCGCATGCGGCCCCGTCGGGGCTACCTCACAGACAATGATGCTCGAAAAGACAAAACGGACGTGTCCAGACTCCGCAAAACCGAGGAGCGTGTTCTTAACCCGGGCCAATTCAGGCGTGAGAGCCTTTCCCGAAAGAACGGAATAGTCTTGACTGTCCAGATAGACCTTGAGCATGCTGCCTCCCTCTGCAGCAATGCTACGACAGCTCATCACGAATAGGCTCCCGCAGGGACACGGAGGCAAGCCTCATAGATCAGGAGTCACGACTGCACATGATCGCCGCCCTGCTGCTTCCGCACAGCCTGGGCTGCGCGCAACGCTCTTTCCAAGTCGCTGATGCGGTCCGATAGCTGGCGGTTCCGGACGTAAGCCTCCGTGACGACTGCCCCCACCTGATGCTGATTGCCCAGGGCAACATAGCGCATGGCGCCGCCCTGCAGGAGCCGGCCAAGCGTGTCCATCTCCTCCACCGTACCCCGCAACTCCTCATCCCCCATCTCGACGACGTGCGTTCCATTGGGCAACACAGTGACGGATATAGAGCGAGGCTCACCGACGGCCTCTGGTAATTCATAAACGCCATCAGAAATCCGCCGCAGGCGCCCGTTGTCGATCCAGCGAGATGTGTGGTCGTCCACGATTGTGTAGGGCAGTCCGGTGAGTTCCCCGAGCACCTTGCGTGTGATCGACTGGCGGTTTTCCCGCAGTTTCTCCATGGTGCGCCAGATGAGGTTACCGTTGGCGCCAGGGTTCTTTTTGGTCTCGTTTGACGTTTTCATTCAGTGGACTCCTTGGCTTCGTCGATGGTGGGGATGAGGTAGGCCGACTGGAAATGCTCGATCAGCTCGGCTCGCTGGTGCGGAGACACGGCCCGGCACTCCTGCTCCATGGCCTGGAGAGCAGCCGGTCTGTCTTTCCAGTGCTCGCACGCCAGCTTGGCAGCGTCGAAGAGGTCGCGCAGGGATGCGTCTTGTTGGTCGGGTAGTGCTGCCATGGCGTGCTCCTCTTACGGCAAGGCCGCGTATGGAAGCGCGTGCGGATTGCCACTGCTGGCCGCGTCGAAGCGTTGCGCCACGATCGGGCGGATGCTCTCCGCGGTGCGCTCCACCATGTCCTCGCTGCCGATCACCAGGGGGATGTACTGGCACGCAATGGCATTGCGGAAGCATTTGGCGTTCTTGGCCAGCATTTCCGCCAGGGTCTCGATGTGCAGCATGCCTTGCTGCTGGCTCCAGAGGAGCACCCACGTCTTCGAGGCGTCGAGGGGGCGCACGTCTGCAGACGGGTTGAACGTGGGGTCAGCCATGGGGAGTCTCCTCAATGGAAAACGGGACGAAGGAAAGGGGGAACCGGCGGTGCTGCGTCCGGTACTGCATGGATTCCTTGTGGAACCACAGGGCCTGCGTGTAGTCCTGGAAGTCACCATGGCGGTACTTCGACAGGATCAGCCGGCCATCGGGCTCGCCCTGCTGGGCGGTCCACTTCGCCATGGCGGCCTCGTCGGAAGCATCTGGCGGGGATTCGTCTTTGCGGTTGCGCCACACGGTGAACACGTTGTCGGCCGCGTTGATGATGTCGAGGCTGCCCGCCACGTCCATCTTGGTAGGGGGGAGGTTCTCATCCCGGCCCTTGCGCGGGTGCGCAACCAGATGAACATGCACCCCGTAGGCCCGGGCGAACGCGCAGATCTTCTGCACGGCGATCTTCTGCGCCGATAGAGCACCAGGACCATCGACAGGCACGTCGAGCATCATCAGGCTGTCCACCACGAAGTGCTTGGCTCCATACCGGCGGGCCGAGTAGCCGAACACCTCCAGCAACCTGTCCAACTTCGCATTGCCGACCACATCGAACATCCAGAGCTTGTCGCGCAGCCACGCGCCAATGGCGCGCAGGTAGGCCGGCGTCGGTCGGTCCAGGCCCGCGGCTTGCTTGTGGATGCGCTTAAGGTGTCGCACCGCCGTCAGCTCGCCAGAGAACACCACCACGCGCTGCCCCTGGTGCATCAGGCCCAGCAGCACCTGGTCCAGGAACAAGCTCTTGCCGTGCCCGTTCCAGCCGGTCCACGCCGTGTACTCGCCTTCGTGGAACTCGAACCAGTCGAGGTGCTTGTCCACGTAGAGCGACGGGTAGCGCCTTCCGTCGGCACTCGGGTAGAACTCCGCGATCACCGCCTCGGTCCGGTCGTCAGCGCTGACCAGTTCCTCGGGGTCCATCGACTTCGCTTCGTTGATGGCAGTCCGGAAGTCGTAGGCTTCCGCGCCGTACTGCAGCCAGGCGTTCGGGTCTTTCTCGGGCAGCATCACCCGCCTGCAGCGCTCGATGCCAAGGCGGCGCATCACCTCCGGCGCGCCCTTGTCGCCGGCCTCGTCGTGGTCGAAGCAGATGGTGATGTCGCTGAACCGCTCCAGCCGGTCCCAGTCGCTCTCGATCCACTGGTGGTTCCCCGCACCCTGGTTGATGGAAAGCGCAGGGATGCCCATCTGGTGGAGCGTCATTGCGTCGATCTCGCCCTCGCAGATCGTGACAGCCCGGGCCTTCGGGTCGATGAGGTGCCAGCCGAACAGGCAAGGCATGGCGCCCTTTTCCTGCCGCATATCGGCCTTCGCGTCCGGGTTGCGGTACTTCACGTTCAGCAGCCGCTCGCCCGTCTCGTCGAAGTACGGGAACACTGCAAAGGTCTTTCCGTTCTCCACCTGCTCGCCGATCTTGAACGCCTTGAGCGTTTCCGCCGTCAGGCAGCGGCCGTCCGGCGCCGGGCCGGTGAGCCAGTCGTGCACGCGGTCCTTCGGCGTCCTGCATCGCGGTTTCTCGGGCGTGCGGTAGGTGCGTTCCGGCGGCTTCGGGGCTACCTCGCGGATGCCCAGGTAGTCCTTGGCCTCCCGCATTGCCTCGGTAAGCGCCAGGCCTCGGCACGCCATCCACAGGTCCAGGAGGTCGCCCCCCTCGTCGGATGCGAAGTCCTTCCAGACCCCGGCCCTCGCGCCGCCGATGCACACGGACAGGCTGTTCCCGGCCTCACCGCTCACGTTACCGGCTTTCCACTCCTTGCCAGCACGCTTTCCGCCCGGCAACAGGTACTGCGCCACATCGCCCGCACGCTGCGCCAGGTGGTCCTTGATCTCTGCCACGTTCACGCCGGCACCCCCTTCTTCGGCACGATGCGTTCACGGTCACGGAACTCGGTGTAGTTCATCCAGTGGCACCCCGACCCGTTGGCGTCGTACTTCGTCTCGAAGCCGGCCAACTCGAACCAGTTGGCAGGCAAAGCGGCGAGCTGGGCTTTGATGGCGGCGGACTCCGGGTTTGCGTGGTTCAGAGACTTCCCTTCTTTCGCACCAGCCCTCGTGCTTCCGTTTGCACCGGCATACAGCCCCTGCCACCCTCGCTCGATCGCGTTCTCGATCACCAACACCGGGTCCTCCCCTGCGTCTCGCAGCTTGGTCAGCGAACGCAACTGCAATGCCACTCCTGCCGCGGTTACGGGTTTTCTCCGATCCGCACGGTCTCTGACCCACATGGTCCAGGCTTCAGCCGGCAGCCATTCCGGCAGCTCGACGGTCAGCGCATCGAAGCTCGACCTCTTGCGCGCTACCTTCATCACTGGTTCTATTACTGGTTCCGTACCCCAAATTTGGGGGTCTTTCACCGGAAATTTGGGGGTCTTTCACCGGAAATTCGGGGGTGTTATCCCGGAAATTTGGGGGTGTTTCGGGCTTGACCAACGACCCCAAATTTGGGGGTCTTTCACCGGAAATTTGGGGGTCTTTCAAACTGGCTACAGCTTCCGAAACAGCACCTATTTCGGGGGTATTTAGGCGGTACACAATCACTTGGCCGGTCTGCCCCCTGCGCTCTCCGGTGTCGGTGATGAACCCAGATTCCCGGAGCCGTTGGATGTTGGCTTGAACAGTTTTTTCATCCTGCGCGGTTCGCCGGGCCAGATGTGCAAGCGATGGGAAGCACACCATGTCGGCCACTCCTTCGCCGTTTACGCAGTCGGCCATCGCCACCAGCACGAACTTGGCAGATGACGGACGAACCGGCTGCTCTAGCGCCCAGGCAATTGCGTCAAAGCTCATGGATCACCAAGCTCTCTGCCCGGCCCAGTGCGGCGGCCTGGGCCCATGCCGCAAGCGCGGCGGTCTCGGCAGGCGTCATACCCACCATCGTTTCGATCGGTGCTTCTTCGTTCCCATCTATGGCCAGATGGCAATGCCATCCCCGACGGCCCCGGTAGTCCCGCAGAAGGGTCTTCAGGCGCACATCTCCATAGCTGGTCCGATGCGAACCATCCAGGCGCCAGAACACTACGCGCCGAGCCCCGGGATCTCCCGTCAGGTAGGCGAGGAACTGAGCGCCGCCGGAGCTGAACTGGTATCCCTCGCTGGTGCCGGCGCTGTGCTCCAACTCTCCGTAGTGCATGAAGAGCTCAGGGGCGCGGCCGGCCAGTTGCTCCAGCAAGGCTCGGTCGAATGCGTACACGGGGGTGATGCCAGGCGCGCCGCCATACAAGGGCGTGCACGTGCTTGCGCGCCTGCGCCGTGGAAAGGGACGCGAGCTCGGCGATGAGTGCCATCGAGGCAGTGATCTCTCCTGCAGAGGTGTCGTGCAGTTCGGCCAGCGCGACAGCCACTCTGCACCGCCCTCTCGGCGCGAGCCTGGAGGCAATGACTAGCGGCTTGATCAGATCCATCTCTGGCCTCCCCTCATGCGTTCGATCAGATCGTCGACCTCCAGCGCGCTCCGGAACTCCAGTTGCTGCGCCGCATGCTGCTCAAGCAGTTGATGGGCGTGCTGCATCTGACCGATGAAAAACGGCAGTTCATCCTTCGCGATAACGAGCTGCATCGGCGCCGGGTCTACGTCTCGCTGGAAGCTCAGAAGCAGCGTGGCAGCGTCGGTAGGCTGGAGAGCCAGCCGCAGCGTCTGGTCATCCACCACCATCCACTTTCTCTCCCTGAGGTTCTGCCATGGATCGCTCATGAGGGATTTGCCTCCTGTTCGTATTCCTGAATCCACTCGGCCTGTTCCAGCGCGGCGGCGAGCCGTTCCACCTCGGCCCGGGCGGCTGCCAGCAGTGCCCGCAGTTCTTCAACCGTGGGGCGTGTCATGCCGTCACCGTCCCGCGACCTTGAAGGATCGCTTCTGCATAGGCCAGGCGCTCGCGGAGCTTGGCTGTCTGTTCGCGCTCCAGGCGCAACGCGCGCTCGGTCTCGGTTTCCAGCTTCCGCAGCGCAGTGATGTCGTAGCCGCGGGAGTTCAGGAGCCACAGCATTGGCGCCTCGTTCCCGGCCATGTCCATGAACTTGTTCAGTTGGTCCTGCGGGAAGTTGTGCTGGCCGGAGCCCATGATTCGGGACCATTGCGCGGCGTCCTTCACCACGCCACCTGTGCCCACGAATGCCTTGTCGTCCAGGCCGCTTAGGGTCTGGCAGAGCTGCAGCGCCTTGGTCAGGGTCGGTTGCCGGGCGATCAGTGCGGGATCGACGGCGTGCATCGGTGGACGCGCACTCAACTCAAATTGGTTCATCGGTTCAAGCCTCCGCAAATCATTTGCGCCGTCATGTCTCGTTGATCGGGGCAAAAAAAAGGACAGTTCATTTCCATGAACACCTCACGCAACCCCTCCTCCGCCCTGGTCGTCGGCCAGCCCTTCCACACCAGCACTCGCACCGTGCTGTCGCAGAACACAGACTTGGACACAGGCCGGCGCACGCAGGTGCTGTCGACCAGCCGGCTGCTGATGGGGTGGGTGGGTGGGGAACTGTGCGTGCGCTGCCATAGCAGCCGCGTGGAGATGGCGGGCGATCGAGCGGCACGCCGCGGGCGAGGTGCGTTGTGATGGAGATGGGCGCCCGCCCTCTCCCGGGCTACGATGGAAGTTCCTACACAACCATCACCGGGAGGGGCCGGCAAAAATGCTTTCAGAGCTGTCACAACTCATTCCCATCGGCGGAACGATCAAGAACATCGCGGCCGCTCTTGTCCAAGAACGCGACCGCGAGAAACTTGCGGCCCTCAAGATCGAACTCACGGACAAAATCCTCGACCTCCAGACCAAGCTGCTGGAGGTACAGAGCGCCGTCGTCCTCGAACGTGAAGCCTTTCGGGCAGCGCAGGATCGCGTCCGCGAACTGGAAAGCGACGAGCGGGAGAAAGCCCGTTACGAGCTTGCAAAACTTGGCACTGCCGGGGATGTCTTCGCGTATCGCCTTCGTGCGCAAAGCGAATTGCTGGAGCGTCAGGGCGAGCCCCCGCATTTCCTCTGTCAGCCTTGCTTCGATGTCCGCAAGCAGAAGGCTGTCCTTCTCATCAACACAGGGGAGGCTTACTGCCCTGCTTGTCATCTGCGTGTCGCCCTGCAAGCCGGCAAAGGTCGCCAGCGCCTCAGCGCGGGTATCGACTGACCGGTCGTGCTGCTCAGCCATGGCTCACCTCGGAAGTTGGGGCAGGAGGTGCAAGCGCTGCGACACCGTTTGTTGGCTGAGTCAGAAGGTCGGAGGTCGAAGGCGTGCGATCCTGGACAAGAGACTCCACGGTGACTTCGCCCCCAGTGAAGTCACGGACCGAAAGCATGTACTTGGGAGGCACACCAGAGTCGGCCATTTGGCTAACTCGGCCTTTGCTGACGCCCAGATGCCGGGACAGCGCGACCGTACGGCCTCGCCCAGCCAAAAGCCAAGTCTTGAGTTTCATAGACAGCAGTTTAGACCAATCTAACCATATTGACTAGACTTTCGTAAACCACCGTCGCTATCCTTGTAAACCATGGACTCTCTTACGAAGCACCGCAAGGAGCGCCTTCGCGCACTCATCGATGGACCACCGTTCTCCGGCAACCAGGCTGAGTTCGCCCGACATGCTGGATTGTCCAAAGGGCGGATCAACCAACTGCTCGACGAGCAACATGCCTTCGGTGAGCGTTCGGCCACCAACCTAGCCCTGAAGCTGGATCTCTCGCCTTACTACTTTGAGTCAGGACACGAATTCACAGCGATGCACAATTCGTCGCGGGACATCCTCGCTGGCATGGCTGGCACTAGGCCAATTCCCCTCATCAGCGCGTCCCAAGCATCCCGGTGGTCTGAGTTAGTAGACGCCTTCGAGCCCCACGAGAACATGACTTTCCTTCTGACCGAGCAGGCACTGTCCTCTGTTGCGTTTGCCATGGAGGTCCGCGACAACTCGATGCTCAACGAGTTCAGGCCATCCGATCAGGTCATCATCGACCCCGCAGTGATTCCGGCGCCAGGGGACTACGTTGCGGCCGCCAACGGACCAGATCCAGCCATCCTCAGGAAATACAGGCCTCGCAGGCTTGATGCAGAAGGCCGGGTTGTCTACGAGTTGTCCGCTCTGAACGACGACTTTCCCATCTTGTCCTCAGACGTTCAGCCGCTCTTGTTGATCGGCACAATGGTTGAGCAGCGCCGATACAGGAAAGCGCCCTGACTCCCAGCAACGTTGAATCGCCGAAAGTTTATAAATAGATTGACGATTTTGTTTACGTAGTTATAAACTTCACTCCACCGCGCCCCAATCCATGGCGCCTAGATGGAGTGATGATGCAGACCACAGATCTTCCCGCCCTGCTTGGGGCGGAACCCGGCCAGCACACCCGCCGCTGTGCGCTGGCATTGAGCGCGATTGAATCCAGCCGCTGGCCAGCCGCCGCATGCGGGCTCCGCAGCGCAGCCGGACTCGTCGAAGAATGGGCCCGGCGCGCCCGCCAGCTCGCGAACTGGTGCGATACCCAGGCCGAGTGCGGCCGGGCCTACTCCGCTGTCCCCGTTCCGATGCCGGAAGGCTGTCAGGCGGCACTGCTGCCTGTCGGCGGGCCCACGCTCGAATCCCTCGAGGCCGGCCTGATGGCGTTGGCCCACAGCCTCGGCCGTGAACATGCCCTGCGGGTGCGCCGCGCCATGAATGGCGTGCTCTCCGCCCAGCAGCAGGACACTGCAGCATCTGCAGGAGCGGCAGCATGATCCCCAACCCGCTGTTTCCCTCCCCCTTCGCTGGAGGCAAAGACCTCTGGGCCGATGTCGATCTCGACAGCATGCCTCCAGGCACGCGAAAGATGGTCGAGCGCGCAAGGCTCGCGGACGCTGTTCATCAAGCCGATCAAGCTGCGACCATCGCCGCGCTGGCAGCGCAGTTCATCCGAGCCACGGCCATCGCCAGCGAGTTTCAGCTGAAGCTCGAGCAGAAGGGCGCTTCATGAAGCCCAGTCTGCTCGGCGCCCTCTTCCGCCTCACCGCCATGCGCCGCCGCACTGGCGCCAGCGTGCCCGCCGCCCTCGCCTGGGCTGCCGGCCTTCTCTGGCGCGACCACCAGATCACCCGCCGCCATCGCCACATTGAGCGACGCGCTGCAGTCGAGCATGCCACGCGGCAGCGGTTGTGATCATTCAACGAGGAAACACGCACATGAACTTCGAGCTCAACGGGACCGAAACAGGTGAGCAGCTCATCAAGCAGTTGGTGGCTCTGCGACACGCGGCGCGCCGCATCACCAGAGCACTTGCAGCAAGTCACCGGTCTCGTGCCCACTTAGAGCGCCGCCGAGACAATGCCGCCGACGGCGCCATGCAGGCAAGCGCGACGGCAGAGTTGGCAGATATCAACGAACGGGAGCTGTTGCTGGCGTCGGCGGAGATAGAAATCGGCCAATACCTACTTCCACTGTGCTCCGCCTTGGACCTGAAAGCGACACGCGCACAAATCTTTGACGCGATCAACACGAATTCAGCCGATCGAGACACCGACCTGGTGCGCAAGTACGGCGAGAAGAGCCACCGGCTGATCTGCGTGCTGGACCTGGAGAACTCAGCGAGCACGCGCAATGAGGATTCGACAGATCCAATGCTGCAGCCGCTGAAGTGGTGCCACACCATGGCGTTCATGCGCGAGATGACCACCAACGCCAAGTTCGACCGAGCCATCCACGATGAGGCGAACGAGTTTTTCGGTGGTGCTTTCGGCGAGTACCGCGAGCGGCCGCTGATGGAGCGCTTGGCCGGGCGAGCTGTGTGATCGACATGAGCACCGACGTGCATCAGCCAGCCGTCACGGGCGAATTCTCTGCCAGTCGGGACTGCCAACGTCTGGGATCAGTAACGATCCTGAATCCAGCTCTTCACCGTTTGCCATCTGTCGCCAGCGACTCGGAAGGACAGCACTTCTGGATGCTGTTTCTGAAGCTGGGAGTAGAACACCAGCATGTCCTGAGAGGGAGTGGTGCGCTCTCTGGCCGCCAGCCAATCCATCCACAGGCTGGTGATTTGTTGTCTCGCTTCGTCTTGGGTCATAGACGTTTCAATGGTTCAAAGCTTCGGCTTGTTCAGGACGCGTACTGCGTGATCGCTTGGATCTTCGACAGGGAGGAACTCCATGGTGTGCCCGAGCTCTCGCAACCGCTGCTCAATTTCCAACAGACGGCCATCGATACTCATGATCTCTTGCCTGAGATGTCCGGCTTTCAGCCTCGCCGTCTTTTCGGCCTTCTTCGCTTCTTCAATTTCACGAGGATCAGGATTGGCCTCGCGATAAGCGCGCTCTTTCTTCGCATCGTCGCTGGCAGAAAAGAAAACGCGACTGGCATCAGCCTGAACCTGCGAACGGCGCAGCAAGAGCTGTGTGCGTCGCATCTCCAGCATCAATGCCTCGGCAGAGGCTTGTTCAGCGGTCTCGAAGGAGCTCTGGATGCGCTCTACCAATTCAGCGTTGTAGCTGCGCCCATTCTTCTGTGCCGACTCGTGCACAGCTGCATGCAATTCGGGCGGCAGCCGGAGCGCCGTTTTGACGAAGTTCTTTTGGTCGATGCTGGTAGCCATGCCTCCATGATAGTCCCTATCACAAGTCGGCTATTGCCTCCATCATGGAAATATGCCTCTATCATCACTTCATGCCTCCATCAAGGAAGCACAAATGACAATAAAGAAACCCAGCCAGAAGGACTACGTGAAAACCGCTTTGCGTCTGCCGCCCGACCTTCACGCCGCCTTGCACGAAGCGGCCGCAGAGGGTGAGCGGACCTACAACGGGGAGATCCTGGCGCGCCTGCGCGCATCCTTCAAGGGGAGGCGCAGCCAGCAATCCCAGCAGAAAGGACCGTAGCAATGACTGCGCATTTCACACACATGGGTGAGGACCCCTTCGATCCTCACATGAGAGGCCCCGCCGACCGGGGCAAAGTGAACTCCAGAAAAGCAAAAGGCCAGCAGCGCCAACTGCCAGCCTTTGCCCGAAGAACGATCGGCGCCAACCGATCAAGCCTCTTAGCTCGAAACCCTTCTCACAAGGAAACGAACCATGACCGCGATTATCTCGCGCTCCCCGGAGAGCGCAACCCAAGCCACGCCCGCGGCACGGAAAAGCAAGGCCGAGAAGCCGGCAGTCGGTGTGCCGCCCACGACGCAGGCGCCCATCTCTCCTGCGGCGGGGGCAGCAGATTGGCAGCGCCCGGTCCGCACAGCATTGACCCAGATCGCCGGCCTCCTGGACCAACTCGAGGAACCGGCTCCCGGCTGGGGAGCCACCGACACGCCGACAGAGCTGATCAGCCATGCGGCGCGCCGGGTGAACAACATACTCCGGCAGGAGGACGGCGAGGATGCGTGGGCGAGCTCGATCACGATGTGGGACGCGATCCTCTGGCCGTTCGAGAGCCTGCGTGCCGCGGTAGAACTGGGCGCATTGCGGGGATGGGCGGCGAGCACGTCCGAGGCCTTCGGCCTGCTCACGGCGGCCAATGACCAGCTCACCGCGCTCCAGAAGTACGTGGCAGCTCAGCCGGCGGCGATCCCCAAGCCCTTCCAGGAAAAGCCCCGGCCACCGATCCGGCGCGAGCCGGAAGCGGCGCGGCACTCTGTGAATGACACCCAGAGGGTGTTCTCCGAACTCGCAAACCAAGCATCCACGCTCCGCGACTTCCTGCTGGGAGCCCGACACGATGTGGAGCGCACTGGCAACCACCTGAAAGCCTGCAATGACTTTTTGATGGCGGAATACCTGTGCGCCTTCATCGGTTCGGTGTGTGACCAGATGGTGAACTATGACGTGGCAGGCGGCCCGGCCGAGTGGGCGATCGACAGCAGCCTCCAGACCGACGGGGGTGCAGCATGAGCGCCGTAGCTACTCCCACCAGCCGCGATGCAAAAGCTGCTCGCCCCACCTCACCGGCATCGGCACCTGCCGTCCCCGCCACCACGACCCGGCAACAAGACCGTGCGTGGCTGGCAGATCTGGCGAAGGCACTCAATGCCGCAGCTAATGCTGATTGCCCCCACCTTTACTCTGGAGAAAGCGACCGACTCCTGGGAGTGGCATATGAGATTTCCGCGCGCCTGGCCACCAGTTCCGATGCCGAACTGGATGGGCCAGCGGGGGACGAATCCTTCACGATTGCATCACTGGTAAAGGCCGCACTGCAAGTGCCGGGGGATTGCCTTACCGCCGAGCGTCTGGCCTTCATTGAGCAGGCTCGCGCGCCGTTGGTCGGGCTGACCGACTGCGCCACGGTTCTGGACGGCTGGGAAACCTACCCGCGCACAGCAGCCGCCGCGGCAGAGCCGGAGCCGGAGCCTGCACGGCCACGGGACTGGCTCTCTGACGCTCTGTCCAAGGTGGGAGAGGCCAGGGCGGTGCTGCGGATGCTCGCAGAAGGCTCCGGCACTGATCCGATCTGGGGATTGGTGCGGCTTGCAGACTGGCTGGCCGATGAGATGCAGGCCTGCGCAGACGCGGAGAAAGCCAAAAAAACTGCGTGCACAGACAGCGCTGCAAACATCGCGTGCGTGCTGTCGATCCTGTACCTCGTCGCCGAACACGATGACCATGTGCTGATCCATGCCGCAGCCTCGCTCCTCGAGATGGCCGCTTCCTACTGCGAATCCGCCCAGGAGGCCGGCCATGCCTAACCAGCCCAAACCCAGAAGCCTGGTGGCTGCCATGCTCGCGGACGAAGCAGCGAAGCGGCGGGCCCGTCCTGCAGCCGATGCCCTGGCTGACGTGCCCGAGATCGTGGATGTTGCGGCCTGGTACTCGCAGCATACCGCCCTGCTACACCAGTTCCTGCACCATGCCATCAAGCGTGTGGCCGCCGCGCCCGTGAGCAAGCAGACCCAGCGCGTGATCCATTCGCTGGGCCAGACGCATGCAGACCTGATGGCGCACACGGTCAAGATCGCGGGCCCGTCTGTGCCGCGTGTGCTCGCCCGCGACGGAAAGCACTCCATTCCCTACGAGCGCTTGGCGGAAGCACGGGCCAAGGTCCAGGTGCTCACCGAAGAACTGGCATACCTCCAGGCGCTGGAAGAATGGCACCCGCGGTTCGAAGCCATGTCGGCGAAGCAGGAGGCTCTGGCCGCTCAGTTTGCCAATGAGATCGCCGCACAGGCGGAAGGGGATCATATCGGCCCTGGCCCCACACGCCTTCTGGAGATGGCCCGCCAACTGTACGAAGCCGAGCGGGAGGAACTGGCGCCATGACCTACCGCCCCGCCCCTTCCTCCCTGGCGGCTCGCGTGATCGACTACCTCACGCGCAACCCGGAAGCATCACTCACAGTAAGCGAGATCGTCTCGCGCTTCGTCGGTTTCGCCGACATGCGCAACGTTCACGATCAACTCGTCACGGCCTGCGACTTCGACTATCTCGAGTGGCATCCGCGCAAAGACACCGGCGGCACCTATTGTCTAGGGCCGGAGCGTCCCCCGCCTCTCCCCGAGGACCGGCCACTTCCGCCGCGTCGCAGCCACGCGCCCTCCCCTGGAGTGGTAGAGCTGTGCAGCGTGCTGCCGTTCGGCAACCGAATGGGCTACGGCGCACCGGCGTTCTGCAGGGTGCCGGCTGATGACACGGAAGGAGGCGCGCTTTGACCAGCACCCCATTTCTCGCCGCGGCCGACACCGTAGCCCTTTGGCACGCCGTGGAATGGATGGCCACCGTGGTGCGCGAGATGAGCCGCGAAGGCTTCAAGGATGACGAGGAGCGCGCCCAGTACGAGGCTGAGAGAGTGCGCCTCCTCGCCGCGAGACGCGCGCTTCGCAAGGTCAACGCGATTCGCAGGGCGCAATCCCGCAGGCTGCATAGCCCGGGGCCCTCACCTCTGGAAGCAGTATGACCCCCGACCTCTCCGACGAAGAGATCGACCGCATCTGCGCCGGGTTGACCCAGAGCGCGGCAAAAGTGCGCTATCTGCGCAGCCTGGGCCTGCGCGTGGACCGTCGCCCCAACGGCCGACCGCTGGTCGCTCGTGCTGAGTGGGAGCGCCACTACGCCACCCGCCAAGCGCCGCAGGCTTTGGCCACCAGCGCGCAGCCCAGCAACGGGCCGCGCTGGAAGACAGCAGCGGCTGGGTAACGCAGCATGGGAAGAACACGCGACCGCGCCAGCGCCGCTGGCCTCTTGCCCCGTATGGAAGCGCGCTTGTGGGCGGACGGCAAGACCGTCACCTACCGCTACCACCCGGTGGGCAAAAGGCCGGTGAACCTGGGCACGGACAAGGCCGCCGCACTGCGCAAGGTGCTGGACATGAACGGCCAGCCAGGCGGCCCCGATCCCGTGGGAACGCTGCGCTGGGTGTGGGAGAGCTTCAAGACCAGCAGCCCAAGGTGGAAGAAATACGCCCAGACCACCCGGGACGACTACGAGAGCGCATGGAAGCAGTTGGATGATCGGCTGGGCCATATGCACGTCGGCGAGATCACTACGGCCATCGTCGCCCGCTACATCCACGTGGAGCGGGCCGACTCGCCGCGGCGGGCCGATATTGAGAAGAGCCTGCTGTCTCGGCTCTTCGGCCACGCCATCATCCTCGGCGTCTGCTCAGTGAACCCCACCACAGGCGTGGAGCCCCACGGAAGCGAATCTCGCACGGTGGCGGTCAATCCGGCCGTGCTTGGCCGCTATCTGGCGTGGCTGGAGAAGCAGACGCCTCAGCGACGAATCATCGGCATGGCCGCCGAGTACGCGAGCTTGGCCGGCAACCGGAAAGTGGAGTTCCTGGACCTGTGCTGGACACAGGTCGATGAGGGCTCTGGCGAGGTTCGGACGAAGCGCGCCAAGCAGCGCGGGAAGATGCGCGGTGAGGTGATCGAGGTCATCAAGTTCACGCCGAACCTTCAGAGGCTTATCGACCGCCTGAAGGCGCTGCGTGCTCAACGGGGACTGGACTGCCTCTATGTGTTTCCTACCAGGGACAACAACGCCTACACGGCCCGCGGCTTCAAGACCCTGTGGCAACGGTGCGTTCTTCTGGCGATCGAGGAAAAGGTGCTCACCAAGGAGGACCGGTTCACCTTCCACGACCTCCGCGCCTACTACGCCACGATGCACAAGAAGGACCGCGGTCACCTGCCCGACATGCACAAAAATGCAGCAGTCACAGCCCAGGTGTACGACCGCTCAAGGGAGATCCCGCGCGAGGCCCTTTGA